TTGGACGCGCGAGCGCCAGCGGAGCCAGATTCCGTCCAGTTGCCGCCAAAAAGCGAGGCGCCGACCCCATCCGTCCCAGCAGTATAAACCTGACCTTCACCGTTGGTATCTACAGCAGCAAAAGCATAACCAGACGAACCGTTGCCTCTATCCCAGTTTTCCGACCCCCACTGCCACATATGCCCCGAAACCTGCTCACACCCCACAGATGAACGCGCGCTTGCGTCGAATGTTGTATTGGCCGGTTCAGCGCCTACGGCATAGCCTGCAACTGAGCCGAGGGCGAGAATGGTGAATTCATTATAGTTAGGTAGGCGTTTCCCAAATGCTGCTAATACTTCTGCAGCAATATATTGTGTGAATGTCGAATATTGGTCTGTGCCATTGCCGCCCCAAACCATAGGTATTTTTGGTGGCGTAGAACCATCAGCAATTGCGGCATTGTAAGCAGACGTGCCAAGAACGTCAGGAGTTGAATTAAGCAAATAGATGTCAGCCCAAAACCCTCCAACAGTTCTTACCATTCCTCGAGGGTCGTCACAACTAGGCTTGTAATTTAAGTCCCATAATGAATGTGAGTTAATTTCTCCATTCTGATAATGGAAACCGCCAATTCTGCGTGAATCAGATGCAGTATAACCGTTAGGAACAGTAAAGTTATCCGATGCAATCAAACCATCAGCTGTTGCATAAACAGCATAGTCAGTGCCAGAAGACATTGCTGGCAATGTGACTGATGCGCCGCTTGATGCACTAATAACTACATCGCCAACCGTTACAAATAAATCACCATTAACAGTTAACGTACTTCCGTTGGTAACAAAGGCCGGTTCACTGGTGATTGATTTATGAAAGACAGATCGAGATTTTAGTGAAACAAGCTCGGCTACGCTTATTTCATTCGACTCATTATCAATGTCAATCAGCTTTCCAATAACAAATTCGCTCATTATTTTATCTCACTGTTAAGGCTGAATTGCCGCTAACGTAAACGCGAACGCCGTCAGCCACTGTAATTTTTGGACCAATTAATTGCGCGTTTACATTGGGCGGTATAGTCATGTTTAGGTTGATAATTTTAGATGTGTACATAGCAATGCCAGCATACTTAACATCACCCACTAACTGAGCAGCCGCTTCGGCCCTGTCCGCACTATCGCTTGCAGAGACCGCGCTATTTTCAGCGTTATCACTATAACCACTTGCTTCCTGAGCCTTATTTATTGCGACTTGCTCTGATTGTTCAATGCTGTTTTTTAAAGTATCTAGATCACCAAAATCCGCAGCAATGTTCTGAACATTCTGATGCCAAGTTTCAACATTGTTATGCTTTGAAACCACGTCGTCATGAAGAGCGACTACATTGCCATGTTTCTCTGCGATGTCATTGTGTCGAGAGATGATGTCGCTATGACGAGCAGCAATGTCGTTTTGTATTGCCAACAAATCAGCAAGAACAGCATCAGGAACAATGCCGACATCCACCAGAACAATATCTCCGCTATTTAAAGCAGGAGTAAACTCGATGGTTTTTGTTGCCGAATCGTAAGCGAAGTCCACTGTTTGGAATTTTCGCCCACCGTTCACAAACACATAAGCTAAAGACTTAAACTGAAGAGGTAGAACAAGCTCATTCTGCCCATCTGTCGCGACATAACGAAGCGTTGTATATCTCTCATCAGCGGGCCCAATACCACTAAGAATCGACTCAGCTCCATCAAGCCGATTGTCCTGCTCGTTGTTCTTGTCCTTTTCGGTATCAACCATTGCTTTTGTAGCTGGATGACTAGATTCTGTCGGAGTTAATATTGTGAACCTAGACATAAACCCAATCGTTCCATCTTCCCGAGGTGTAGGCAGCTTTTCAAAAGCACTTTGAATACCGTCAAATTCACCACGAACATCATCAGAACGAGCAGTTGTAAACGGTTTAAGCTCGGCTTTGCGCTCGTAATATTTATTAGGCACGATATCTTCTCCTTGGAATATAAGAGAGCGTGTAACCTTCTAGTCGGAAGTTCTTTTCGTAATTGCTTCGACCGGACAGAAGAATAGAAATGTTTTTAGAATGCCCATTGAGGTACACGTTAGGCGTAACGTAGTCTGGGCTTGACCAGAAGAAGTTATCCCACTGCGCCTCGTCCCAACGGCCACCACCACCAAACACGCCTTGGATTTCGCTGCGAGACTGCGCGTGTTCCATTGAGCCGTAATCCAATGAGTGCGTGAAGCTTAAATTGAGTGAACCTTCAGAGGACATTTGCAGCTCAAAGGATTGCCAAGACTTAACGTCCATAGGGCTACCCGTATGCGTATAAGCTGGGCGCAATACCCAATAGATATCCTCACCAGCAAACGAACAGATGTCGTTATTCTGGCGATAGACAAAGCCATCATCGAACGCAAAGTAAGTGTTGTCATTGGTATCCCAAACACCTTCCAGCGCTTTCGGATAGGTAAAGAATGTGGCCCTGTTTTTACCATCAGAAAGCAGCTGAATAATCAGGTGACGAGTTAGACCACGTTGGTAAAAGCGGATCTGGTTATGCGCTTTCTTCTGGGAATGAGCAAAGAAGTTGGTGTACTTCTTGGTAAAGGCGTCATCCCCTAGCAAACTGTTTGCTTCTATTTCAGCCGCAATAAAGTTACCAACGGCTTCTGTCTGAGTGACATCAATAAACCCGTTATTCGTATGCGCGATAGGAACAAACGAACTGGTTAACGTACCTGCAGTAATACCGATTTTCTTTGTAAGCGTGTAAGCCGTCCAATCATCACGAGTTGAACCTGATAACACATGAATACTGTTCTTACAGCCAATCAGCAGATAGCCACCTGGCATAGACTGAAGATCGGTAATTTCGTCACCCGTACCAAACTGCTCAGCCCCTAATAGAATTTCCCAGTTCAGCGGCTCACCAACGGCACAATGCCCGTACTGACCACCTTCAAACGCCACAAATAAATGATTCTTGTGAACCTCTAAAGCCGTAACACTTCGGGTATCGTAAACAGGGATAGGAATAACGAGGCCATTTGGACGAATCTCTGCGACCTGATCGCCATTTGTACCGTAAGCGTATCGAGAGCCGCTCCCTGCGTAGAAGTTGTGATATTCAAACGTCCACGTTTTACCAGCTGAGTATTGAACGAGACTAACCGTACCTTCTGTTTGAGCTTGCTCTGTTCCAGCCACTGTCACCGACAAATCAGCGGTCGCGCTTACAGACTTATCGAGATAGAGAATGCCTGTCTGACCGTCAGCTGCAAAAGTGGAAGCATAAATCTTAGCCGTCACACCATCGACAACAACATCAACACCTTCGACAAAGGCAGCAGGAGTTACCACTGCTTTCACCAGCACTTCGTAAACATCGGGAACTGCAGACCATGAGCGATCAGTATTCCCCATGGATACCGCTAGCTGGCCAGCATTATCTCGAAACGCAATCAACTGCCCATCAAGGTCAACCACACCTCTTAAAACACCGTCACCAATTGGGGTCTGAACGTTATCCAGAATAAGCTTATGAGCTTCAGCCAAGTATTGTGCTTGCTCTTCAGCATTCTCACCAAAGCCAAACGTGATGAGGTAACTGAGAGTAGTATTGATGACCGAAGTATCCGCTTTGGTGATCACAACAGCATCACCCGATACGCCAGTTAACGATACAGCGACAACTCGCAGCGAGTTAGTTTCAACATCGACAGCCGAAACAACCCCGACTTTACCGTTGATCTCCACCGTTCCATCAAGCATATCTTCAGTGACGACATCACTAGGAATAAGTCGGTAGTAAATGTGCTCACTTGGAGCTGCTCCACCATCGACCTTTTCATAACCTTCGATACGACCAAAACCGCCACCCCATAAAGGCTGAACGTTTTCAGCGGTAATGGCATGGCTCGGCTTTTTAGCGATCGGAGGCGTGACTAAATCGAGGGTGCCTTGCAGCGCAACGAAGAGCGTCTTAGGTTCTGGCATTATGGTATCGTGCTCTCGATTTCTTCTTCAGGTGCACTGCCCCAGCTCGCGCCCATGTAGCGATTAACCAGCTTACCCATCTTTTCTGAGTAACCTTCATCAGCCAACGCTCGTAGTTCTGGCGCATTCAATGAAAGAGACATCTTTTTCATTGCCTGATAAACAATGACCAACTGGTATTGTTCAGGAATGAATGGAACGTCTAACTGTTCGGAAAGTACTTGCGGGTCGGTTCGACTATAGTACTCAACAGGGTCGGTATCTGGTTTAGCACCAAAGAATTCAACATCCCAGCAGTCGTCTTGAATCTCCATCCATGCTTCACGCACCGCATTGACGATCTTCAAGTAGCGACCAGTTTGGTTAACGACAGCGGTCAAACCTGTACCGCTATCGTTCATTTCGCTATGTAGGCGATTACATAACTGAAGGAAGTTCATGCTTAGCCTTCCGCTACTTCTTCTACCGAGTAGCAAGGTCTTACGTTAGGAGTAATCGAAGTATCTTTCTCCTGCTTATACTCCGTCTTCTTAATGCTCTTGATATAGTTGATCATGGCATCAGGAATTTTCACTGGCTTACCAAATACAATGAGAATCTTGTATTCATTGATCTGGAAGTATTCGTCCTTAGCTTCACTATCCAAGTTGTTATTAACAATTACGGTTTTACGAGGACGCTGAGAGATTGGAACGTAAACATCTTCCTTAACGTTGGTCATAGCAGGAACAATGGGATCTTGCGTTTTCAAACGAGCAGGTAGTAACTCATTTGGACGTTCCAGACCGTTGTTTTCTTCAAACTCAAGAATTGCATCTTGTAGCTCAGCGATCGTCATTTTGTCATCGACTTCAACGCCGCATGCGTCTTTCAAGTGTGCAATTAACGGCGCTTTGACATTTACATCAAGAGTAATAAACGTGTATCCAGTCATAATCTTGCTCTCTTATGAATAAAAAAAGCCCCTCCTAAGAGGGGCGAGGGAAGCATTACAGCTGCGTCGCTGCCGCTTCAATACGTTGTAACCAAGCTTGGTTTAGGATCACGCCAGCGAACCACATAATCCAACCAACCGAACCGTTTTGACCAAGCTCGTCACCGTGCTCAGCTTTGCCCGGATTACGGACTTTGAGGTCATGTGACTGACGACCTTTTAATGGACATACGCCGTATGCGTCGGTACCAAACACGAGGATTGGATACACATCTGCATTTGTACCAGACGTTGAAACCATTGTTGAACTTGCTGCACCAGCGTCAGCGAATGGCGATAGCAGTGCCGTGGTAATGAATCGCACGTTCTCAACCGAACCAAACTCTTCAGGCACGATTGGGCTGCGAGAGCCGTATTTCGCCACTGGAGTAAAGCCAGCTAGATCACGGATATCTGCTTCCAAGTCAGTGTGACAAACAGCAATGTATGCTGCTTCCACTGGTTGAGTAGCGTAGTTTGATGAACCAGACAGGATACGAGTTTTCTTCTTAGCTCGGTTACCAGCAAGAGTACGTGTAGCCTGACGTAGTTTGGCCAATGAAATTGGTGTATTCACTTCGTTTCGTGCCGCACCGTTAGCATAAACAACAGCTGTACCTGCAGACAGAGTACCCCACAGAACAATCTCAGCAGTTTCCGCCGCTTGCTCACCAGACAACTGCATCATAGTTTGAAGTACTGGGTCTTCATGTGTATCTGCAATTACGTCAGTTAAACCAGTCCAAGCACCGTATTGCTTAAGGTCAACTTCCACATCCACAACAGATAGTTTCTGCGCTGAAGGACGAACGCCTTCAGTCAATGGAGTAGTCGCTGGCGCCCAAGGAACGGCACGACGGAACTTGGCTTTTGCGCCACGGTTCTTAGGTACTGGCTCAGTAGTACCCAGTTTTGACAAAACCAGAATAGGTTCTGCATGTACAAGAAATTGAGCCTTCGCGTATAAACCTACGCGAGGGCTGATATCACCATAAGTAGTAGACATAGATTCACCTTATAAAGAAATGAATTAACGCCCGAACTCTTTATCAACCTGCTTCGATACCGTTGCCCATAATGCATCTTCATCGTCGATGTCATCACCGGATTTAGGCGTAGCAGGACGTCCCCCAGCCGATACTAACGATCGCTTCTGAAGCTCTCGACGGCTTTGGACTTGCTTGCTTTGAGTTGGACGTTCTTTGAATTGAGTAAGCAGGTAAATCGCATCATTCGGGTCATCCGAATCGAATAGACCTTTGACACCTGCTGGTTGAGAGTCGAGCCACTTATTGAATTCAGGGTTTTGAAGAATTTGTTGAGCGTCCGGTACAGCTTCAGCTACAGCGTTTGTTGCTTCTGCTAAAGCTAACTCTTGGAGGCTTTCTAACTCTCCATCAATAAGGCTCTGCATTGGGTCTAGAGTTGACTTAAGCGACTGACTATTACGTTCAGTAACTTTCGCCATCCCCCTTTCTAGATGTTCAGCAAGTTCAGGGAAGTTCTCTTTGAAATCTTCATCGAGTTCAAATGACTGATCTTCGGACAAACCTTGGGCTACTTGCTGTAGCTTTTGCTGCACACCCTGCCAACGCTTTGTCGCTGCTTGGCTTCTGCCCTTCTCTGATTTGAGAGAGTGATTTAAGCGAGCGTTCTCAGCACGTAATCGTTCAACTTCATCAACTTCCTGTTCACCATCAGGGTTAATCGCGTCAGTTGCTCCCTCTTGGCCTAAAGGGTCACCGTCACTTTCATCCAATTCGTTATTAAGGATTTCTGAGTCATCTTCTTTTACGGCAGTTGATTCACCGGCAACTTCTTTGATTGCGGCTTCGAAAGCGGCATCTTCATCGAAGTTCGGATCATCTATGTTGTTATCGACTTCCATCGATTGGCTCCTTGCGGCATTTCTGCGGCGTGGGTAAGGCGGCTTTTCAGCGGCCAAAAACGACAAAACCCCGCCGACTGGCAGGGTTTCATTAATCTTTCGTTAGCTATTGCGTTGGCTTTTCTTGCTTTGCAAGCTCATCCAGCATGGATTCAAGCTGGACATATCGACCACGCAATATAGCTGTCTGAAGTTCTGTAGCATGCGGAAAAAGCAACTCGTTCTTTACTTCTTCGACTTGCTCATCCAAATACTTCTTAAGCGTAATTCGCGCTGGACCATCTAACTGCATACAAACGCCTGTAGGCTTTTCGTGCCTTTATGCTTAAGACCGACGCACATCTTGGCGGCTTTTAGTCGACCGTTGAAGTGGTTGTCTAC